TAAAAACATTTCATTTGCTAACATATTCGCATTGAAACCTAGGTAGTGTGTATTGTAAGCAAGCATATCTACAAGAACAGACATACCAGATCCTTCAAAATCATAATCTCTAAACTCGTCTTGTTGTGATAAAAAGTTTTTTAGATTTGCTTTGATACCGTCAAAATCTAATTCTGATATTTCTAATTTAGTTGCCATATTTTTATCTTAATCTTTCTAAAAATGATTCCATTTCAACTCTCTCTGGAGTGTTTACTACAAAGAAAGATATTGAAGCTCTATATCCATTTCTTTCAATAAAAGGTTGTACATTTATTTGAACTAGTCTTGCTCTTGGTTCAAAATTCTTTATTAATAAATCAATTTGTTTAGAGAGAGCATGAGTCATCTGTGGAGTAATATTTTCAAACAACATCGCTCTTAAATTAGAGCCAACCTCAGGATGAAAGGGTCTCTCATAATGATTGGTGTTAATTAAGTTTCTAACACTTCTCTTTACTGCCTCAACATCTGAAAGTTTTTGAATATCTTTTGTAGCAGAATTAATCGAAAAATCTAAATCTAAATCACGATAGATTTTAGCGCTTCGTTTACTTTCGTTACTTTGTGTTGCGTCATATCTTGACATTTATTAATCTCTCCTCTGTATATTTATACCGTTATCCAGCAAATACATTACTTGATCCTGCAGCCACAGAGGTACAAGCAGTTATACCATCACCAACACGACCACAACCTTTACCATTTACTTTTACAGTTCCTGATCCTGAACTAATTGCAGCTGCATGAGGTGGGCAAGGACGACCAGGTAGTAAGTGAGTAGTGTTTACATCACCTTGTCTTGAAACTCCTATACCATTTGCAAAGACATTTCCAGAACCTACGGCTCTTGTCATGCCACTACAATGTGTTACATCAGCATCACCAATTCTTGTTACAGCAGGCATTAATTTTTTTCTCTTTTCATTAACTCTTTTAATTTGTCGTTGTAAGTATCCATCTCATCATGTTCTTCCTCTGTATGAGGAGGTTCAGGAGGAGTTGGCTCAAATCTTATAACATTATCAAAACTTTGAGGTATATCCTCATAGTTACTAAATTCTAAAATCATGCCTTTGTCTCTAATAACAAAAACACCCTGCATTATTTTTTCTTTGCAGTTTTCTTTTTAGTTTTTTTCTTTGCTACTTTTTTAATTGTTGGCGCTTTCTTTGCTGGTTCTGTTGTTGGACCTGCATTGATGCCTTTACCCCAATTCTCCCATAACTTTGATAAAAATCCCATAATAATCTCCTATTTCTTTTTAGTAGTTTTCTTTTTCTTCTTAACTGGTGCTGAAACCTCTTCAACAACAGGTTCAACGATATTATCTTCATCAATAATTGGTTTTTGTACTAATGCAGGTTTGGTTATTTCCATACCTTCAACATCAATCTTACCTTCGTTGACTAATCTCTGTCTATTCTCTAAATGTTTTGTTTGAATCACTTCCTTGTTACCACCTGAGTAAGCAACAGCGTGTCCTTCTTTCATTAATCTAGAAGTTAATAAATCACCTTGTGGTGTTCTAAAGTCACCAAGAATACGACCGAACTTGCCTCGCATTTCTTCGTTACCATCACCCTTAACTTTAGATATTAAGGTAGCACCATCACCTAGTAGGTGTTTTACTCTTTCTTTTGCAGCTAAGCCAAAAATCTTTTCGACTTTATCGCTAGTTCTTGATTCAGGAGTATCAATGCCTATAATTCTCACTCTTTCATCATTGAGCCAGACACCGAAACCTAAATCTATGTCGATATCAACGGTATCACCGTCAACAACTTTTCTAATTTTGCATTTATACTCGTACATTTGGTTTTTCCTTTGTTTTTTACATAACTATTTATAAGTGCTTTACAAAGCCTTGAAAATATTGTATAATAGAACAATAATATTATGATTTTAAAGAAAAAGAACAAAAAGAGAACAAAATCTCTGAAACAAATTCTAGGAATGAAGATAATTCCGATAAAAAAGATAAAAATATCAAAAAATCAGAAAAGTTGAATTAAATTCAACTAAAGTTGACCATTTTTATGGGTTTTTCTCCATTTTTTACTTGACAAGAGGGTATTTTTAGTGTAGCTTATACATATAAATGAAAAAAACACAGAAAATAAGGGTTTTTAGGGTGCGACAACTTGCGCTACTTAAATTGTTGAAAAATAAGGGTTTTATTCCATGGAATAGTCCATTTTTTTCTTGCAATCTATCCGATTTTAGTGTATTATATAATAATAAATGAAAAAGAAAGGCTATATTATGACAACTATATTATCAATAATCAGTATCATGTGTATGATACTTGCTGTAGGGGCGATTGACGGTCCTACATTAGAAACATCAGGCGATAACTTCGTTTTATGTTTCGTACTTACAACTGTAGGAATCATGTCAATGTTTCTTGCAATTAAATCACAACAATATAATGATAAGGAGGACAAATAATGTCTAAAGTGAAAAACTACTACTGGGACGAGGCTGAAAAGTATATCGACCAATTAATAACTAAAATAAAAAATGATGAGTTGACTGTTGAATCTGCTGTTGCAGAGGCACAGAAAACTGACCATATGTTTCAACTTTGTGGCATCCACAGTATGGATGACCTTAGTGAATGTCTTTACAATGAGGTGTCTTAATGATTAATGTTTCAAAGTCTGCCGAGACACTACAAGACGGTATTGCAAATATGATGGCTGGTGCCAAAGATGATTATAAACAAAACTCTTTAATGGGAAAAGATGAACTATCTTCCTACTGTAAAGAGAAACTTGAAAACTTCGAATCTCAAACTACTGTTAGAGAAGGTAAAAAATATATTAAAGTTATCTATGACAGGTCAGTATTTGCTTTTATAGTAAAAGAAGATTTTAAACATTTCAAATCAGGTGATGTTTTGAAACCTGCTGGGTGGGCGGCACCTGCTCTTAATCAACCAAGAGGTAATGTTCTTAAAGGAAACTACCCAATACAATGGACTGGTCCATTATATTTAAATTAGAAAGGAATACATTATGAGTGAATATAAAGATCCTATGAATGAAGTCTTAGCTGATAACCTTGTTGAGGTTATCGCTACTATGACTCAAGAACAAAGAGACGAATTTGTAAATACTTTTGTTTCTAAGTGGCCTAAACTTGCAAGTCAAGTTTCTTTTAATATAGATGTTAATTTACAGGAGATAGTAAGTGTTAATTAAAATAGATGATAAAGTATCTGTGAATATGAGCCATTCTCTTTTACCAAGAGAAGGTAAGATAACTGATATTTCTATAGGACTTAGAACTAGTGATCCTGCTGGAGAACTAGGAGTTCATGTAGAAGAATATGAAACTGATATGAACTATAATGGTTCAATTGGATATGTAACAGAGAACGGTGACCAATATTGGGCATACTTCTCACAAATTGAAAAGGATATATAATGACACCAGATGAAAAATTTATTACGGCGATACTAACTCAAGCAGTTGAAGATTCTGCCTACATGGGCAAGAGACCAAGGTATCTAAAACACAAGGTCGAAGCAATCGACTGGATACTCAATAAAGAGGGTGAACACCATTGGTCATTTCTTAACTATTGTACCATGCTTGGCTTATCACCATCAAAGATACAAAACAAAGTTAGGATGCATTTGAATCCTAAACTAACAACAATTCAAAAATCTGTAATGAAAGGAATATAATGACAATAGATTACAAATTTAATGAAGGTCAAATAATGCAAGACATAAAAGAATATGTTGACAAAACATATGACTCGCATTATGCTAAAACTAAAAACTATCAGGCAACTGAAATTATCATTGACCAAGGTCATGGTACAGGTTTCTGTATGGGCAATATCTTAAAGTATGCTCAGAGATACGGAAAGAAAGAAGGTCATAATAAGGCTGACTTGATGAAAGTTATACATTATGCAATCATACAATTATCTCAAGACCATTATAAATGTAATTCAAAAATAATAGAACCACAAGAACCTGCTTTAAAGTCTGTCATGGCTGAAAAGTATAATAATGCTTAATTAGATAATACTATATTGTTTGTTCCACTCCAAGCTAGCTTAGGTGGGTTTCTGGAGGGACATACATGAGTACTTATAAGAACCAATAATTATAGATGTAGTATATAAATGTATCAAAAGATACTATATCAAAAACGCATATCAAGCGTATAGGATGAACAACGCAAACCGATGGCGAACTTATCTATATATTAGTGAAAAATGAAAGGACTACCATGGCATCAATACTTACTAATCTTGCCAAGATATTTTCTTTTTCTTCTTTCCTTGACAATTATACTTATGATAATGTCGACCCAAACCTTGTCCGCTACTATAGGACAGAATACGGATCCGACTGGCAGAGCGAACTTGAGCTCTTCTTATATAATCAAAGTAAAAAGAGATTAAAGTAGATGAAAAAAATACTTGACTGGATACTATCACTATATCAAACCGAACAACAGGTGGTGGAAACCTACCTATCTAAGTCTAAAGACCACGCTGATTTAGAATTTAGAATGAGAGAACTGGATCGTTCTTCTATAAACGGGAAACAATACTCTCGTCTCTATAACCGTTTTTACATCTAATACTAGGGAAAAAAGAATCTCATAACCGCCGCCTAGGCGGTTCTTTGAGTTGTCTTGATATGATAGTACCCCCTAAAAATAGGGGATACCATCGTGATTACTTTAGAATGAAAATTTAGTTCCGATTGACCACTTTTGTGTATCAACTGTTGAACCATCATTATCTGCCATCTCAGCTTCAGCATATACAGTTAGACTATCATTTAAATCTTTTGCAAGACCAACGGTAGTATAAACTCCTGTATTTTCCTTATCACCATATCCGACAGAGAGAAGGCCGTATTTACCAGCAACTTCCCAAGCAGATAAATCTGTAGCAGCGTCTTTCATTGTATAGCTAGACGATACTGTTAATTTATCTAAGGTCGTTTTTGCACTTACACCATAGTATGATATGTCATTTACAATGTCATCAGCAAAACCTGCTGATACATTACTTCCGAGAATGTTCGCCGAAGCTGACCATTCATAAGAATCCATACCATTATCTTCGCCAGAAGAACCATCAACAACTGTCAACGCATCAATAGATATAATACCTATTTTGTGTGAATATGCTAATGAGTTTGAACTTCTTGTTCCGTAAGAGTGTGAAGCATTACCACCATATACATTAAAGATTGAAGCTCGTGTTGCCACATTATCTGTATAGGGGTGTGATTGACGACCTACTGAAAGGTCACCCATATCGGTTGAAGCACCAACATATGCAAGTCTTGAATCGAAAGTATCTGAACCAGCATCATCTGTGTCCACGCCTACTTCTAATTTAGCAAAACCTGTAATTG